TCAACTAAAATTTCGCTTGCTTCGGGATTAGCCCAGGAGAATACTCCCCCGGCAGTATCTTCGGCAGCGAGCGCACCGGTAACCTTTTTAAGTGCCCCGCGGTTAATGTCTGCACCAGTACCAGTTAAAGCGATACCGGATTGGTAAAGCTGTCCGTTAGCCCCTGCAACCTGTACCTCTGACCCTACATCGCCTACCCACAGGCCCAATGCACCTGCTAGTTTGCCTTTTCTGAAATGGTTCCATGCCATTATTATTACCTCCCTAAATAAAGGTATTGGGCAGGACTAAAAGCCCGCCCATTTAACTTGTCGACCCATTAAGATGGGTTATTGCCATAGATGAAGAGCGGGCTGAGCCAGCCGAACGACCATCGGCCAATAACCTTGTACTTAGCGATCTCGGTATCGAAGTCTACCTGATTTGCGAAGTCTGGTTTACGGCGGTCAAACCACAGCAGTTCTTCCTTTGACCGTGCGCTATCCAACATAAACCACGCTTTAGCATTAGTCAGGAACGGCCATTCGATAACCTTAAGATTGCCCTTCCAGACGTTGATGCCGTGCTCAGTGGTATCCGGCTCTTCGTCAGTTTCGGCAATAATCAATGCCTTTTTGCGCTGCGCAGAAGGTACCAGGATAGTATCCAACTGAGTAAGGATTTTATTATCCTTATCGTCTGTCCATTGCAGCGCGTTGGTTCTGGTAGTCTCCACGTTATCAGCGGTCAGGTCCAGGTTGCCCATATTGCTAAAAGTAGCAGAGCTGCCCGGCATTTTGGGATGGTCTGTGGCACACAAAGGCTTACCATCGGGGCCTGAATAACCGCCATGAAAGGCGTTGTTAAACACGCTTGCCCCATGAATCTGCCGGGTGTAATAGGTTACGCGAGACAGCTTCTTGGTGCGGTTTTTAATTTCGGAATACTGGTCGTCATCAACCAGCTCCCTTTCTAACTGCATACCTTTAGAGTATTTCTTATGGGTGAATGTTTGCTTGAACCCCTTGTCAAAGTCCTCATAGCTAACCTTACCGGACCATTCATCCATGATTCCCAGTTCTCCGGTTCCCAGGAATTGCTCAAACGCTTTTGTGGAAGTTTCCACGTTAAAAATCAAGGAAATATAATCCTTCATTTCCCTTTGATGCTGGCCAAATATTGCCCTTAACCCTGGGGTTAAGAGTTCTGCCCAGTTATCGCTTACGATTGCCATTATCTTATCCCTCCCAGAAAATAAATTAAGCCCCGATTACAGGGCTTTCGTTTGGGTGTTTATTGGTTTAATTAGCCAGTTTATATGCCGTTAAACCGATGTTTGCGGACAACTACATCCATGGTCAGGTTAGCCGGGTTGATTCCTAGCGCAGCCAGCGGGCCAGCCTCGCTTACAATGGTTGCATTTGCGTCAACGGTGTTTTCATCTTTCAGGTCAACGCCAACAGAGCCCACATTAATGCTGTCGCTGGCAGCAGCAGCACCGCCCAGAATAATATACTTGGTTGTAGTGTCGCAGGCAGCAGGCATAGCCTGGAAATGCAGGGTATCGGTTGAGCCCACATAGTCGGTTACAGTACGGATACACCCGGCGTTGGTACCGGCATAAACATAAAGCAAGGCTCCATTCCAGTAATCATTGTCAGAGGTAGCCAGACCAGTATCAATCAGGGTGGTAGTGGTACCCCCGGTAGCCGTGCTGTCGGTCTGGTCGGCAAAGGAACAACGATAAACATTAAACGGATTATCGTAAACCTTGCCATGGGTTATCCCGGCGGTTGGGTTATCAGCAGCAGTAATGCTTTCTGCCATAACACCCAACACATTGGCAGCATTAGCGGCGGCCTTGGCTACCTTGCCATTTGTGAGTACCACCATGTCGCCTTTAGTAAAGGCAGTATTCGGGGTAAGTTCGTAATTTCTCCCGTTGTCGGTAACATTCAGTAAATTACCAATCAGTTCAAACCCATTGGTAGTTCTGCTTGCGGTGTAAGCCATCTTAAAATCACCTCTCCATTATTTGTTTTTGGCATAATCTTTGGGTGCTATACCCAGCCGCTTAGCCATGATGAGTTCGCTTTTGGTTAAGCTGCCCGCTCCTGTAGAAGCAGCAGAGCCGCCTTTTTCAACACTCATCTTGCTGCGCTTGTTTACGTTAGCGAGTGTCTTTTGTTCGGTTGTCGTTTTAATACTATCCAGCAAGTCGCCAGCTATAAGCTTGTCTCCCAGGACAAATTTCATGGCAGTTTGGAAATCCAATACTGCGCCATTTTGGGCAAAATCGTCAATTTCCTGAACATACTTCGCAGCCAAGGGGTTTTTAGCTATATATTCGTTCCTGTCAGTCCTGTACTGGGTGGCCTTACTGCCCTGCTGCTGTTGGGCCTCGTACTGTTTCAATCGTTCTTCAGCCTGCCATAACCGGTATTCTTTGGCTACATCTTCTTTGGCCAGTTCGGTTGCAACTTCTTCCTCATATCCCAAATCAGTCCAGCGCTTTACCTGCGCCTGCTGCCGGGTTTCCCACCACCTATCCTTTTCTTGCTGCTGCCTCTTGGCCTCCGCTTCCTGCATGGTGCGTTCTTCCTGGATGCGCCTTTCCCTGGCCAACCTCTCCCCGATAATGCGGTCAATGTCCTCCTGGCTAAATAGCTTGCTATCGGGTTCGGACGGTTCCTCTGTTTTCTTCTCCTCTACCGATTCCTCGCCTTCTTCTGGCTTATCGTCATCTTCGGTATCATCATCTTCGAGCAAGGCTTTCAGTTCGTCCGGGTCTATTTCGTCCATGTCATCATCAACAGTACCATCATCACCATTGGTAATGCCGGTATCGGGTATTAAATAAGGCTGCCGATTAAAACCAAACAAATCAATTAACATTAATATCTACCTCCCGCGTTTTAAGGCCCGTCAGCCTATAAATTCCTTGCAGCTTTTTACGCCTTCAGCACGTTTTGGGCATGAAAAAAGGAGTACCCTAATGGATACCCCTTCGGGGAACAAATGCGCCCCTTAAATCAGTCCCGGCACCCCTCCTATCGCCTCCTGCAGTACGCTTCTTTCCGCTAAAACCTGCAAGATAGACTGTATTTCGGCATATCTTTGTTCAGGCGGCAAGCTGGCCAAATAAGCCTGTACCTCCTGGGGTAACAGGTTAATTACCGCATCAGCTAGCAGTTCGGCGTCGGGTTCTATCGTTTCCTGTTGCGGTTGCACTGGCTGTTGTTGACCGCCTTGTGATTCTTGCATAAGCCGTTGCATGAGCTCCATTAATGCCATTTCCCTTTGTTCTTCGGGCAACTGCCGGATAGCTTCCATCAGGTCTGGCCTGGTCTGCTCTAAATATTGGGCAAATTCTAATAGCTGCCCGGATTGCCCATTCTGCTCCGGCATTGGTGGTTGTGATTGCGGCGGCATTGCCCCGGCCCCGCCACCACTTTGTTGCATTGCCCCGGCCTGCTGTTGCATCATCATTTGTTGCTCCTGCATAGCCTGTTGTTCGGCCTGTTGCTGCTCTATCTGCTGCTGCATTTCTTCAATCGGCGGGAATTTGCCTGTATCCATGACTTTTAGGAAGGTAATTACGTCAATAATCCCCATCTGGAGCAGTTCTTTAGCGATTTCGATGTTATAGAACCTATCGGCCGGCTGTACGGAAGAAGTTTTGCAATAGCTATCGAAGTCAGGAAAATAAACCTCGTGCGTTTCAGGATTGAGTGCCTCGGGATTGACCTGGTTATAGGGCATTGTTTCGCCTGTCCCCTGGTCGTAAACCTTCAACATATCTTCCTGGCGATATGTACCGTAAGTGTATCCGTCGTCACCCATGATTCTGAACTTTCTCTGCTCCGTATAATTCTCCGCTATAAGGCGGTTGGTGTAAGTTCCTGCCCTTTCGTAGCTATCGGTAATGGCCATTTCTTTGATTCTGAGCCTTACCTGCGCCCTGGCAGATAATTCCGCTATAGCCTTAAACGCAGTAACACTTCCCGGGGTTCTCCCCTGGGAAATATCGTAACGGCCTATGATTGACTCCATCACTGTCTGGTTGCGCTGCATTTCATTTGCCAAGCTGGCTGGCACTCCCTGTCCATACTGTCTTTTAATGCCATCCACGCTTTTAACGGCAAACCACATTCCGGGCAGTGTTCCCTTTTCCTGCACTATCCTCTGTTGTTTCGGTGTTAATGCTCCCTCTTCATACCAGGTTTGGCCCAGGGCATGATGCAGGTGTCCCTCCATGATGATTTCAGCCGTTTTGTTGCGGACAATCTGCGGATTCTTGAGGAAATACGCCTCCCCAAATCCCCACATACTATTCTCCCGAGGATAGCACTGAGCAACGATAAACGGGAAAGAAGGCGTTTCCCCCGGCTCAAAGTAGATATAGTTTACGTGTTTCAGATAAATTCTCTGCGATTCTCCAGCCCACCAGATAACATGAAGTCCTATTTCCCCGGTATCTTCCTCGCCTTCTTCGCGGATAAGTGGTTTGCCAACATACCAGGTTTCTATGACCGGTATCTGGTTTTGACGATATTCGCTGTCGGTAAAACCTTCGTCATCGAAAACGTCAATGCCTAGAACATCGTCCTCTTCTAGGGTCTGCTCCTGGATAACCCCGGCTTTATCCGGGTATCTTTCCTTGACACTTTCAATAGTGTGCCAGGTAACTTTATGGCAGCGATTCCCCTCGTTAATGTCCTCCTTGCACCGGGCATCCGGTATCAAGGCCATTGGGTGTAATGCCCTCCATCTTATGTCGCCCGTCCACCGGTTAGGTCCTTTTCCGCCTTTCCAGTCCGGGTCCCAATGCGTATGCCAAATGCCAGTACCATAAAGAAAGAAGTAACGCAGAAACTTAATCCTTTCTTTAGGATGGCGATTCTTGTAAAAGATAAACTTCTTTAGTTCGGTCATTACGTTGGCCGCTTCTTCGTCACCCGGTTCTACAGGATAATCTAGCAATTCGGTATCTTGAGCAAATTCTGAGGCAGTACCTTCAACCAGGGAAAATGTTACGTTCTCCACGGAATTGGGGCGGTTCTTCTGTTGTTCCGGGGTTCTGAGCACCATTCCTCCGGGTCCAATCAGATCCCAGTGGTCCCCGACATACAGCTTATACATCTCTTTCATTTCGTCGACATAGAACTGTCTGGCCGTCTTATCGGGTTCGTACCAGGAGTAGCATTTGTCTACTGCCTTACGTTCCATGCTGGTTAAGTCCACTGTCTCTTGCTTATCCTCTATGTTCAAGTAGTTCACCACCTTTCAAATAACCATGTGGTTTTATATCAAGCATAAAAGCAGTTGTATAAAGTGAAGTCCCTGGTCAATCCATAAATCCCTGGTCAAAGCGTAAGTTTTATCTGTTTTCGTAGCTTTCCAGGTATCAATAACAAAATGGCCGACTAAAAGCATAACCAGCTTCCACCATGCAAACAATCCAGCAAAATACAGGAAAACGCAGATAGCGCCAGCCCATATCGCCGCATGAACAAACATGATAAACCGGTTTTTGCCCTTCATGGTGGCCTGGAAATCGTCTTGCAGAACAAAATCTGCTATCAGGTGCACCCAGATAAGGGTTAACAACAGAATTAATAGTTTCACGTCATCACCACCTGCCCATAATTAGTGTGAGTGGCCCGGGGACTTCCACCCTGGGATGGTTGCGATTTATGGCCTGCTTACGCTACCAACGGTAAAGCTGTGCAACCTTCGCCGAACCTAGCGTCTGTATTCCGCCACCACTCACATATTAAACTTGATTCGTCCCCTCTACTCCCCGCTGCTCTCTGCCCATGGTCCGTTTTCTAAGCCACAACATGGCCTCTTCCAGTTTGGTAATGGCCATGGCGTTTTCCCTGCAAGCAAATTCGGACTTCTGGAAGCATTCCAATCGGGTAATGACCATGGCAATCAAATCCTCATTACATACGCCGTTGACGCCACATTCCTTGATGGGGCCTTCTTGGAAGTGGATATTAGCAAAATGGTCAGCAACCACGCCAGAGTCGCCTTGATACTCTGCTCTTTTAACCGTAAAGTGATGCGGCGCATTGTATTCCATGTCCGCTTCGTCCTCATGGAATACTCTTGTGTGCTCGTTTGTCAGCAATCCGCTTTTTAGTTCTATCATGTTAATTCCTCTCACTTTCATATTAAACACAATCCCCGCAACTGTCCGGAATTACCGGATAGTTCGGGGACTAAACGGGCATAGTCTTTTCCTTCCCGCAATTTTCACACCTTAAAACCATTAACCCGCCCTTTTGCCCCGGCAATTATCCGGGTTCGGGCCCCAATATCTCGCATCGCAAAAGCCCCGTTCTACCGTCCTTCTCAATGGGTCGATATAATATGCCTTTATGCGCAAATGTTTTTGATGTGTTAATTGCATAATCCTCTTCCAGTTCTGCGCGGTTAAGTAATATTTCCTTTCCGGCACATTTGGAAAGCATTGCATGACTCAATGGTTTCATAGAGTTCTCCCCTCCTTTTCTCCCCTACCTGATTACCTTCGTCCCCTCGATAATAAACCTATCCCCTATTTTCCGGCCTGCAACCTGCAAAAACATCTGCCGGTTCTCCTGCAAATAGGAAAGCTCTGGCGGGCAGACTGAAAGGGGAATAGATATAACCTCCTGCTCCGGGTCAGCCTCGGCAGCCTTCTTCCGGCAGGCTATCTGGTGGCCTCTTAGCTGTGCCTGAGTCTCAAATTCTGCTTCATTGCAATATTCGCATTTATACATAGTTCCTCCTATCCGAAGAATCCCCGGTCCTTAAATTCTTCTCTGCGTCTCTTAGTTTCCGGGTTCTCCTGCTCTGGGTCATCGTCTGATACTCCATCCGGGTATTCGTCCAGGTCAATCGGTCTAGGTTTGGGTACACCCGCCATTGCCCGGAGGTCGTCCAGGCTAAGGTACTGCGCCTCCCGCATGGATTCTTCCAGCACTAGCAGGCCGAAAGCCGCTTCCCCGGCTAACTGTTCAGCCTTGCCAGCTTGGAGTGCGTTGGCGGCCTTCTGTGCGCCTTCTGCCTTCTCCCGGCAAAGTTTGATAGCATCTAACAACATTTTCCTGCTCCCCTTTCTTTCGCACTCCTTTAGGATTTAAACGCCGGGGGCTACGTGGTGGAAAGGAGGAAACACCACTACGGTAAACCGTCCCCCGGCAAAATTAATTACATATTATCTCCCGTAAAATCCTGGGTCCCTGCCGTCATCATCGTCCGGATCAT